TTTGCAGCAGCTCGTGGCTGGAATCTGGATGAGGCCATGCGCCGTGTCTTTGAATCCAATATGAGTAAACTCGTGGACGGCAAGCCCCTCCGCCGCGAAGATGGCAAAGTCCTTAAGGGGCCTAATTACCAACCTCCTGTTCTCGACGACCTTATCTAAACCAATGTCCCCCAACAAGATTGCACGAACTGGCCGTGTTCAAAACTGGATTGACAACCCCGAATCTCGCTTACCGGTCAGCTGTACGGTCTTCCAGGTGGAGGACACTATGGAAGGGCCTGAAGGAATCGAAGCATCCTGGCGCTTTGTTTCGCACGCTCTTCGTAACGGAGCTGGCGTGGCTGTTCATCTCTCTAAGCTTCGTCCTAGAGGGGCAGAAAATGGAAAGGGCCTTACAGCGTCTGGTCCCGTCTCCTTTGCCCGCATCTACTCTGCCCTCAACGAAACCCTGAGGCGCGGTGGGGTATACAAAAATGGGGCTGTGGTGTGTCATCTTGATTATACCCACCCTGATGCTCTTGAGTTCATCACTGCTTCCCGAGCCGACCTCGCCTGGGTCAAGCGGTGTTTGAATGTGGATGAGAACTTCCTCAAGTATGCCTCTGATGAACTGATTGATGCCACCATTGATGGTATTAAGAAGGGCGACATCTGGCTTAATAAGATTCGTTATGATGCTGAAGGCAATCGCATCCTGGGCAATGTTTGTCTGGAGGTGTATCTACCTAGTCGTGGTACCTGCCTTCTTCAGCATATCAATCTCGGAGCTTGCGGTATTGAGGACTTGGTTCCTGCATTTACTGAGGGCATGAGTTCTCTTATTGAGCTTCATGGAAAGACCGGTGTTGGGGAAACCGGCGAATACCTTCCCCCCGAGACTGACCGACAGATTGGTCTTGGTGTTCTTGGTCTGGCTAACTTCCTTTGCCAGAACGGCGTAACGTATAAAGAGTTTGGAGACGCCCTAACCAAATTCCATACTCATCAACCGGAGCATACTCCGGCATACCTCCTTGTATCTGAACTTGCAAAAGCCGTTGAAATTGCAGCACAGATTGCACGAGCCGCTGAAATGGACCGTGCCTTTGCTATTGCGCCTACGGCTTCCTGCTCTTATAACAACGTCGATCTGCGTGGCTATACTACTGCCCCAGAGCTGGCCCCTCCTATCTCTCGTCACGTCGATAGGGATAGTGGGACTTTCGGAGTCCAGTCTTATGACTACCCGCCGGACATCGAAATAGCTTCTGAAGTAGGTTGGGAAGCTTACAAGAAAGTTGTGGATGGTCTTGTCCGCCTTTTCCAAAGCAGTCTTCTCTTCCATGGGTATTCGTTTAACTCGTGGTCTGATGTTGTTACCTATGATAGAGAGTTCATTTATGAGTGGATGTATTCCCCTCAGACGAGCCTCTATTATTCTCTTCAGGTGATGCCTGATACTCAAGCTAAAGATGATGCACTTGCAGCTCTTGATGAAGACTTTCGTGATCTCTTTGGTTTTGATGAAGACATCGACCCTGATTGCGGCTGTCCCACTGTTAAACCCGAAAACGAACCCTGTATTCCCTGCGGAGAATGAGCCCAACCCTATCGCCCTACGATCAAGTTATCAGCCGCAAACGCAAATGGACCCCAGTGGCGGTTCAAAAGGGCAAGGTGGTAGAGGGGGCCGAGGACGCACTCAAACGCGCCCTTGGTCTTCGCCACCTGGAATTGCCTGTGCGTGAGTTTCTTCAACAAGGACTGGAGAAAGAACTCCCCAAAACTCCTGGTGTTCGGGAGGCATTACTCTCCAATCAACGTGATGAAGAGAACCACGACCAGGCATTGAATTATGTAATTGATGCCCACGGTGCTAACCCCAAGTATGAGGAAGAAGCTAAGCACATCTTAAAGGCTTGGCTTGACGCGCCTGAGCATCCGATACTCAAAGCAGCTATTCTGGAGCGCAGTGTCTTCTTCGTTATCCTCCCCTTCTTCCGATTCACCGGAGATGTCGGAATCCGCACCACAGCAGCAGACATCAGCCGTGACGAGCAGACTCACGTTGCCGTCCACTCAATGGTCTGCTCCGAGCTGGGCCTCAAGTCCACATCAAGCCTCAATCGCCTGCGAAGGGCAACAGTTGGATGGGTAGTGGATGCCTTGTCTTCTTCGGAAAACAAGTATCTGGATAAGGACTTCTGGTTGAATCAGTCTGATTCTCTTTACGAACGAGGTAAGGCGCCTGGTTTATCTGAAACCAAACGAGCACGGATGCCTTGTTTTTTTGAGGCTTCCAATACCGATCTTCCTCAATACGGATGATCAAAGCCTGCTCTAGGTGTTGGAAGTTCTTTGATGCAACTGAATTTTATCCAGATTCTAGATTAAAGGATGGGCTACAAGGAGAGTGTCGCAAATGCCGCAACTCAGAAGCAATCAAATGGCAGAAGCAAAATCCACGCTCTAGACGAAACACTCATCTTAAATCGAAGTTTGGTATAACAATCGAGCAGTTTGATTCTCTGCTTAAGTTACAGAACCATTGCTGTGCAATTTGCATGTCTCCTACTCCAAGAGGTCGTGGCACTTTTCATGTTGATCATTGTCACAAAACCGGAACGGTTCGTGGATTACTGTGCCATGACTGTAATACCGGCATAGGTAAGTTTGGAGACAATGTCAAGATGCTTCAAAAGGCCATCGACTACCTCGAATGTTTCAATGATGCCTAATCCTTATCTTGATACAGAGGAGCTGCCTCTGACCCGTGTGGTTGGAGGTCAGGTTGATCTAATCAAGTTGATTGAGGAACTGGATCAGATGTATCCAGATGTCTATCCAGAATATACTCTTCCAGAAAAAACATTGGCCTTCCAAGCGGGGGCCATTTCCATCATCCGCTATCTCAAAGGAAAGACACAATCATGTGCCTAGGTGCCCCCTCCGTTCCCGCAATGCCGCCTCCGCCAAAGCCTCCTGCTCCACCGGAACCGGTTATCACCAGCAAGATTCCTACCCAGGTAGAGCCTGCTAAATCCATGAGGGCCTCTGCTCGTCAAGCAGCCCAAGGTCCTTCTGCTCTGCGTATTCCCCTCAGTACTGGTGGATCTACCCAGACTGGACTCAACATCGGTAAGTAACAATGGAAAGTCAAACTGCCGCTTCTAGGTATGCAAGACTATCTAGCGACAGGACGATCTTCCTTGATACTGCTAGAGACTGTTCTACCCTAATCATTCACCATTTGCTGACGCCCACGGGCTCAATGAATGGTCAAAAGCTACCAACTCCGTGGCAATCGATTGGAGCCAAGGGGGTCAATGTAATGGCCTCCAAGCTGATGCTCAGTCTCTTTCCAGTCAACACCACCTTCTTCAAGCTCCAGATCAACGATGGTAAGATAACCAACGATCCACAAATTGATGCCAAGGTCAGGTCAGAAATCGATCTGAGTCTGGCAAAGATGGAACGGGTGGTGATGCAATCCATTGCTGAATCCCAAGATCGGGTGATCCTTCATCAAGCCATGAAGCACCTGATTGTGACGGGCAATGCCCTGGTCTTTATGGGTTCCAAGGGCGTCAAGCTTTATCCTCTGGACCGCTTCGTTGTGGTTCGTGATGGAGAAGGCGAGCCGATTGAGGTCATTACGGTTGAGTCCGTTGATCGTCAATTCCTTCCAAAGGAACTCCAAACCACCAACAATCGCAACATCAATGCTGTTGATGATACCAGTGGGACTGCTCCGATTGCGGACATTTCTGTTGGTGAAGGTGAGGCCGTTGTTTACACATGGGCCAAGCTGATCAACAACCAATGGATCTGGAAGCAAGAGGTTGATGGACAGATCGTTCCCAACAGCCTGAGCAAGGCTCCAAAGAATGTGACTCCTTGGCTTCCCCTCCGCTTCAACGTTGTTGATGGTGAGGACTACGGTCGTGGTCGCATCGAAGAGTTTCTTGGTGATCTCAAGTCCCTGGAAGCCTTGATGCAAGCCATGGTGGAGGGCAGTGCTGCTGCTGCAAAGGTGGTGTTCCTGGTCAGCCCTGCTGCCACAGTGAAGCCGTCTAACCTTGCTAAGGCAGGCAATGGTGCCATCATTCAAGGTCGTCCAGAGGATGTGTCGGTGGTCCAGGTCGGCAAGGCCCAGGACTTCAGCACCTCCTTCAACATGATCCAGAGTCTTACGCAGAGACTCTCAGAGGCCTTCCTGATTCTCACGGTCAGGCAGTCCGAACGTACAACCGCAGAGGAGATCAGGGCCACCCAGCAAGAGCTTAACGAGCAGCTTGGTGGTATCTACGGTAATCTGACGGTTGAACTGCTCCGTCCCTACCTCAATCGAAAGCTTGCGGTTCTTCAACGTTCTGGAGAAGTTCCTAAGCTGCCAAAGGGAATTGTGTTCCCAACGGTGATTGCTGGTCTGGAAGGAGTTGGTCGTGGTCAGGATCGGGAATCTCTCATGATGTTCCTCCAGACCATTTCTCAATCTCTTGGGCCTGAGGCCATGATGAAGTTCATCAATCCTGATGAGGCAGTCAAGCGTCTTGCTGCTGCTCAAGGTATTGACATTCTGAATCTGGTCAAGACCCAAGAACAACAGAACACGGAGATGCAACAGCTGCAACGTCAGCAAGCACTCCAATCCTTGACGGATCAGGCCGGACAGTTTGCCGGTAGCCCGTTGATGGATCCAACAAAGAACCCTCAAGCATTAGATGGCATCACCCAGACGCTCCAAAACATCACAGGCGGTGGAGGAGGAGTACTC